AACCCCATTCCACCCGCGATGATTTGGGCCATGATTGGATAATGCACAATGCAATACCCGTATGCCAATCCCAGAACGATTGTAGTAAATACGATTAGGATGTTTTTCATTTTACGGCTTTGATTAAAATTGAATCTTCGTTGGAAACATACTGTGCGGGTTCGTATACCTCGCCCGTTTGCTCGTTTAGGAACAATCCTTTGTTCATGTTCTTGTACGCCATTTGGTGCAGTTTCTCGCGTTCCTTTAATGCGTTTTTGAGTTCCACCACCTGGGGGATGTGGTCGTATGAATAACGCCCCGCACCCGCTTTTCGTGTTATCTCATAACCCATGTACACTTGCCCGTTCCATTTGGATGCTTCGTTCAATGCCAATGGTTTGATTTGATCTTGAAAGTTCTTGATGGTATCGGCAAGTTCTTTCAACTCGATGTGGAATTGAAGGGGGCAATAATTACCGCCCCCAACTTCCAACATTGTATCGCTCAATGTTTCAATCATGTGTTTCATTAAAATGGTAAATCATCGCTTCCCTTGGCGATTGGTTTGTATTGTGATAAGGTGTCGGTTCCAGTCAAAACATACTGTTCAAAGATTTGGGCGTATGCCAATACTTCGTGCAACTTGATGTCGCCATTGATGGCTAAATCCCCCGCAACTTTTAACACGCTCATTCTCATGATGTGTTTGCCCGTGTCGGGATCCTTGGGTTTCGGGGCTTGGAATCCACCACCCGAAAATCCACCTTGTTGAACCTCGGCGGGTTTACACTTGTAATAAATTGTGCCTTGGTACTCACGATCCGTTAACACATAATCCACTTCCTGGCCCACCACAAACTTGGTTTGGTTTTGGGTTTTGGCGTTGTACTCTGCCACATCTCCGTTAGCGAATGAAATTTGAAATTTGTACAACATACCATATTGGCCGTTGTAAGTTCCGTTGGCGGTTACATTGGTTACCGCACTTCTTTTGTTTTGTTCCATGATATTTGATTTGTTAGGTTGTAATTTAGTTTTTGTAAAATCTCGAATTGCTTTTCCATTGATAACCCGTTACGCTTGAATTGAAATTTCCATGTGGTAACTGTGTAGTAATTGGTTTGCAATAACTCGGATAACTCTTTGTTTGATTTGCTGAATACTTCGTTTAATGCTTCGTATGTTGTCATAAAATTAAAATGGTATCTTGCTAAGGCCAACCGCCACCCCAAGGTGATAAAGCAATCCAATTTCGGAAATTTCCAAAACCATTGCACCGCTATCAATGTCCGTACCTGGGGATTTGAAATAACGCTTTTCCACAACCTTGATTGATTGGCTCATGTATTCGCTTTTTTGGATTACTCCAACCACTTGTTCCATTTCATCAGCGAACAGAAAGTTTAATGGGTAAAGGATTTTCATTTGTCGGCCCTCCCTTTGTACATTCTGCGTTGGTACAACATTTGGGTGAACTCGTCAAATTCGGGGATGATTTCATCGCGTTCAAATTGGTAGGGCTTGGCTTTCTCGATGTTTTGGAAACGCTTGGAATTGCGTTTGATACAATGCCACGCATACATCACCGCAATGGTGATAGGGGCAACGATGATTAGGTAAATGATATCCATAGTGTTATTTGTCTTATGCGAATATACAATTTGTTATTTGTAATTCCAAATTAGTGGGGGCGATTAAGCCCCCGTTTGTTTATTTTTTGTTTTTGTAAAAATTAAAGCACTCATCCCATTTGCTTGACTTTTTCAAGTCGCTTTGTCTGTCCCCGATGGGTTTTGACATATCCCAATTAAAAGTTTTTTTGGCAATGATTCTGCAATTCAAATCTTTAATGGTTTGCAACCCGCTTGGCGTTCCAACCACTCTATGGCATTTTACATCAGTCAGCCAAAGTTCGTGCGATACTTCATCAATAAATAACCCTTGTGCAAGTGCATAGGAATCCGATGCCCTTTGGCCACTTAAATTTTGGTCTGGTGCGTAAGTCACCATTTCTAAATTGCCTTTTTCGTTAATAAGAAAATAGGCGGTGTGTTTTGCTATTTGTGTCATATCCATGTTATTAGTTGTATTTGTTTTGAATGTAATCTTCAATAATGCCATTATTAATTTCGTCTTTGATAAATCTCAACTGGCAATCAATACAAATACATTCCTCGCAATATCCATTAGTGGCATCATATAACTGCCATAATCCTTTGCACTCTCCTTCAATTAGTTTTGTGATAACAAATCTTTTGTCACCAACCATAATTTCAAACTTGTATTCGGCCATGCCAAATCCAGTGATGCCATTAAGGCGAGTAAATTTGTGTTCGTTTGTCATATTCATACAACAAATATACATCCATTACATTTGTAATTCCAAATTCCAAATAGAAAAAGATTCAAAAAAAGTGAGAATTAACCCACTTTCTTTGTGAATGGCCTTAATCCTTTGTGAGTGATTGCAACATGGCAATCAATTTTGGGCATGGGTACACATCCGCCTTATCTGGGCGAACTGAATTGTGTGTGTAAACGCCTGGTTCATTCTTCAATGCCCGTTTGGTTACTCCCCAAATATCTTCATTGTATTCCAATGGTATGCCGTATTTGGTTGACCATAGGATCAATAAATCCTTGATGGATGCGATTTGTTCATCCGTGTATGAATGCCACAACTTGTATCCCTTGTATGGTTTTTCAAGTTCGGTTACTTGGTCGGCGGGTATTTCACCACCCACATAATTGTAAAACTTTGTTCCCTTCTTTGTTATTGGCCCCCAGTTGCACACTTCGATTCCAATTGATGTTTTATCCAATGGCAAATAAGGACATCCCAAAGGTTGGAAATGCTTGGTACCCAATCCCAAATGATACGCCCAATACTCACTGCCAAACCCTTGTACGATTGTGCCGTCTGTTGAAATGGCAACACAAGTTGCAACCTTGTTGGCAACCTTTTCCCAATAGGCAAAGGTTTGTTCACCGCTTCCGTTTCCCGCCGTGTGGTGCAAATACACCTGGGTCTTCTTTACCGCTTCACGATTGTATGCCCTAAATGGTACTTGTTTAATTTTCATTTTGTTTGCTGAATTTATCAATTGATGTAAAACCCAATGACATTATCACGATCCATTCCACCGCCTCAACCAATTCTTTGGATGGTGCAATATCTTGTGGTGACATGGAATTGTGTGCCATCGTTCCGAATAGTACGAACGCCCCAATGATTCCCACGAACCGCTTGGAACTCAATTCGCCTTTATCGCCTTTGAAAATCTCGAATATCTTTTTCATTTGCCTTGGCCTTTGTAGGGTTTTGATGATTTGTGTTTATTAACTGACTTGGTATGCCTTCCCAATTTACGCTTGGGCTTTGCACGGAATGTGGATGTGTTGGAAACCTTTGCCATTACAACCCGTTTAATTTAATCATGTTTGAAATGGATGCCGTGTCTAAATCCGCCGTATCAATGCCCATAAAAATCATGGTGTTTGCATACTTTTCCGCCTTGGCTTCCGCCTGGGCAACTTCCTTTTTTAACGCTTCCTTTTCTGCAACCTTTGATTCAACCATCTTTGCATTCATCGTTTGAGCCATTTTCGTGCATTCTCCCGCACTTTCAATGTTTTTTGATACCTTGGATAGCAACGCATCAATTTCGTCAATTGTAGGGCTTTGTTTTGCGTTTACGCTTGTGAACAAATATCCCGTAATGAATAGGGCCGTGAAAACAATCAATGCGTTTTTCATAGTTTTTTCATCGTTTGCATTATACGGATCTCCGTCATGGCACTTGCCAAACACGAATCCGACTTTTTAAGGGCATAACTCAATTTGTCAATCTTGATATCCAACGCCTCAATCTTTGCATTGGCCTTTTCAATTTGTTCTTTGTACCCCGAACGAAGGTCAATATAAAGATACCCCACAGCCAACAGCATACAAAAAGCAACGGCAGCAACTGGGTTCTTACGAAATTGGTCAAAATTGACGGGCAAAGCATTTTTCGGTGTAGCCATTACAATACGGGATCGGGAACAATACAATATGGTGAATCGGGGAATTTCTCACAATACCCCTTCAAATAAAGTGAATCATCACCGCTAAAAGTATGTATTCCCATCGGGTCGGGCCACACCTCAAACGGAGTAAACTCCACGGGAACCTCTGCATAGAATAGAATATCCACCGCCCATTTGTCGGACTGCTTAGTGCACACGGGTTTGTCATCCACTTGCCCCCACTCTAAACAAATAAACCCAATTTCAACAACTGCGCAATCTTTCCAAGTTGTCACGGTTTCCCCGCTTGGCGTGGTTGTGGTTTGTTGTATGTCTTTTTTTAATTTCTCCCAATCTGCGGGTAAAAATTCAAATTTATGAAAACTTTTCATTGTGTTAAATTGTGGTTAGTGATGCAAGTTCAGAATTTGACAACCTTGTAGGAAATAAAACGGCTTCGTTTACTTTTAATGGGAAATCGTAACCACTTGCATAATAGAAAAATCCAAAATCACTGCACACGCTTGGTGTTCCGCTTGTGTCAGTTCCGATTAAATTGCCGTCAATATAAAAGGCAAAATCATTGTTTGCATATGCTATTGCAAATTTGTGCCTTCCATTTGTTAATCCGTAATCATTGTTTGTTATATTCCCATTAGGGAAATCAATATACCGAACTCCGCCCGAACTTGTAATTAAAACATATTTGTCTTGACTTGCACCCAATAAATAAAACAAAATATTATTTGCTCTTGCTTCAATGTTATCAATGTAGGCGTCAACAAACACCGTTCCGCTTGTCTGCCCAATCAACGAACTAATGCCCGTCTTATAACAAGCATCCGCCACCCTTGTGGCACTTGATGATGTTGTTTCAATTAGCGATGTCGCATAACTTGACGCTTCTAATTGTGCGCCCCAAACATAAATCCCACTTGTATTATTGCCCGTGAATTGGAAACTTGTTCCGTTTGTTGATAGGCAAATAATAGTGTAAATAGTAGGCCATGAAGTTGACGAAACAATACAACGATACCAACCATTACCCACGCTTTCAATACTTGCAGTTAATCCGCTTGTATTTTGCGAAATTGTGCCATTGCTCAAATTAAAAAACGCACCATCCGCAGCGACATTATTATTTGAACCTAAAAAAATGTAATTGTATTCACCCGCCTTTGCATAAACACTAAATGTTCTTGTATTTCCAGTTGATGTTTGATAAATTGAATGGTCTAAAGTTGTTGTGTTTGCTATTAACTTATCCGCATTTTGTGTGCCATCGGGCGAAATGGTTTGATTTGTTGAAACTATTATATCCTCATTCAGCCAAGTTGCCCCACTAAAATCCTCAGAATATTCAATCAAATTCGTACTCTGTTTCTCCAACAACAAACTCGGACACCCGCCCCCGCCATTTTGGTAGGTTAGGCGTGGAACATTTAAGCGGTCTGTTGTGGGGAAATAGGGTTTGGCGGTGCTTCCGATGTTGTATTGAGGATGCCAAACTAAAATGTTTCCGCTTGTATTTGCGGTAGGACTTACATAAATGGCAACTCCGCTATAAGCACTATCCACAATACTAAATCTATACCACCCATCACCAACGCTTTCAATGTTATAATTACCTACACCACCACTTACTAAAGTACCCGTAGATAAATCAAGGGTTCTAAAACTATTCCCCGTTTCTAAACTCACTTGGTTTGTCGTTCCCGCTTTTGCATAAACACTAAATGTAACAGTCCCGCTGATTACCGAAGGGACTTGATACAATCTGCCACTCGCAGCACTTTTAGACAAAGTCCAAGCAGTTGCCGTTCCATCGGGCGCAGTTGCCCCTATTGTTTCTGTTGTATTAATGCTTGTCCAAGCAGCATTATCTAATGCCTCACTTTGTTCTAAAAAATTCCACGGGCAAACCTCAACCAATCCCGCCGAATTTACTCGCGTTCCGTTCGATGCACGGGTGAATGACAAATCGCCGCTGCCGTTTGTGGGTATTTGAGAATAAACAACATCCTCTTTGTATCCGCTTGGTATTAAAACCAAACTCGCTTGTTCTAAAAGTGTACTCATTCTTGTGAATCTAAATTATCCAATTTGTAAATCATACAATCAACGCCTTCATAGTAACCACCATCCGCAGTTACTCGGTTGGTGTATTCCAACGCCAATACCGCCCCACCCGCTTGGGTGAATGGTGTTACCCCAATCGCTAATCCAACAAACATTTATTCGTTGTAAAGAACGATTGAACCCGATGTCAAGGTGATTGATGAAATGTAATTACCATCAGCCACACAATGGAATGGGCCTGGCAATAATGTTACACCCGTCAATCCCATGGTGGTCATCAATGAATTGCCATCCTTATCCAAACAAGCCGAAACAACGGCATTTGAATTGACAAAGAATCCACGGAATCTTCCCGTGTTGGCTGATGTATTGGCAACGGCTTTTGAACCCGTGTAACCCGCGGTGAATGCTGATCCTGAAATGCTCATATTGATAAAACGATTTTAAGGTTAATTGTTAGGGGTTACGCGATACATTGCCCACGCCTTGCGCCCACAAAGTGCCATCACAACACTTTTTTGAATATGTGTTTTTGTCTTTGCATAAACACGCCCTTGTTCCACCGCCTTGTGGTGAACTCCGTGATGGTGTTTTCCACCCGTTCTGGGTGTTGTTCGGGTTGTTGGGGTTGTTCCAATTGCTCATTTTCTTGTGATTAAAAGTATCAAAAATAACAATGCCAATATCAATGCCAAACCAACACCCACCATTTGGGGCAAACTGATTCGTTCTTTGTATTGGATTTGTGGTGGTAATGTGATTGTCTTGGTGAATCGGATGGTATCGGCCTTTACAATTGTCTTAATTCTTATCACATCGTGATTGCGGTATACAATCGTTTTAACGCCATCTTTTTCAATTGTGAGGGTGTCAATCGTTTTTGTGGTGAAAGTGTCTGTAATGGTCACAGAATCGCGTACAAATAGCGTATCGATGGTGTGGGTGGTTGTTTGTGCCATTGCGGGGTTCTTTTTAATGGCTTGTTTCAAATGATACTCCGCAGAACACCCCGTTAACATGACCAAAAGAATCGTTGCCTTTGTGAACAAATCACAATTGGCGGGTTTTACGATTTTCAATTCCGTGAAGTATTTGGTCAATTTCTTAACCTTTTCATCCTTTGGCTTGTATGTTTTTTTTACAAATTCCATGAAACATAGTTTGATGGGTTGGTGTTGGGGTATTCACCCGCTTGTTGATCCTCCGTGTATTGTGAAAATAATTGTGGGTAGTAACTCAAATAATCCACAACCCTACGGCGATAAGTTTCCGCGATGTTTCTTTGGCGTTGAACCAATGAATCCAATTCGCTTTTATCTGGCAATGTGGTGTTTTCGGGTGAGTTACGCAAAATACCCGCATTGGTTACCTCATAACCATGGAACAACAACAAATCGGCCATTGCGTAATGAATCAACATCGGTTGTACATAGTGCGAAACCAAAGTTTGGTAATTGCCCGTCAATGTACCCGCTTCAACCTGGGTTAAAATGTACCGATACAATTTTGTTCCCAACAATTCTTGAACTTGAATATCTTGGGCGATTTTAACGAATGGGTAGATTTTGTCTACATCCACATTACCACCCAATTGGGTATACTTAAAAATCAACTCTTTGTCGATTAATAGAATATCATCGTTTGCGTACATCTTATTTGTTCTTTAATGATCCTTTGTTTGGCATATCAATCGGCCTTGTTTTGGCGGTATCCCACCCGCTTGGTGAAAATGGTACACCCGCCTTATCCGCTGATTTGTTTGAAACCTCGTTGTAGTTTTCCAAGTTTCTATTATCACCCGTTTCACCAGGTTGTTTTGGAAGGAATTTACCCTTCACTTGCTTTCTTCGGAATGTCAATCGTTCCCATCTGTGGTGGCAATTAACACCGCCTTTGTATTTCCAAATTGAATATGTGGATTCCCCTTGTGGTGCGAATTGTCCGTTCACTCCCGCATCACCCATTGCAATGATATCTTCACGGCGATAAATTACTCCCCCTTTGGATTCTTGAACCATTGCAGTGCAAAACTGCCGTGATTTGTTGGATACGAAATTAGGGCCGTACCGATAACGGATTTTGTAAACCCCCTTATCATCATCACTTTTTTTATTGGGGTTTTCATACGCCAAGTTAAATTTCAATTCTTCATCGGCATCGGTAACTTCCGTAACATCAATAAGTTCCCACTCATCGGTGTTAATTGTTTCGCCCTTGCCTTTCAAATGTTCCAACCAAGAATTTTCATCCTCGATGGTCATATCCTTCAATTCACTCTTTTTTTTTTCGGCTGACAATGATACGCCCGTTTCTTCTTCACGGGTTTCATCGTCAATGATGTTGCCACTCAAATCGGTGAATTCAAGGGGTTGTAAGGTTTTGAAATAAAGATTCAAATTGTACCCATTGAAGTTCAATACCTGGGTTACTGCATCAATAATCAATCGTTGGAATGGTCGTACCACAACATTATCAAACAAGATTGATGCGGTTTTCATTTCCTCGGCATTGTTACCAAATCCCGAATTGTCTTTAATACCTAACAACATCGGT